CTCTACATCTACGGGTGTTGCATCAAAAAGACTGGACTAGTTTAACTTATTCAAGGGATAGACTGCAAAGTTTATATCAAATTGCCAGATACATCCTAGAGAAGAAAGGTCTGCGACCCAAGGTTTATGACGATAGTAACAATCTTGAGGGTGACGCAGAGTTAATTCAGATTACAGGCAGAAGTGAGGCTAATGATAGAGGTAAACGTTTATTAGGTTACAAGATGTCTGTTACCATGAAAAGGTTCGGAAGAACCACAGTAAGTTAGTAAGGTGATAAAATGGTAAGTAATGAAGTATATACAGGAGCAGGTGCATCAGCAACGTTAATCCCAGAAGCGGATTTAGACGTTAGTATGCAATTAGGAACAATAGCGATTGCCGCAAATAAGTTGGGTTTAGCATTTAAAAACTCAGCAAGCGGAACAATAGATAGAACATCTCTATCATGGGGTGCTAATGCAACAGGAGGTTCTGACCATGTTAAGAACCGATTGGCCGTTAACATATATCAAGGGTGTTTTGCTAATATATCTAAATATGCATCCGGTTCTACTTCGGAAGTTACATTAGGAACATTTGTTATCAAAAGCAATGATGCATACAGTATCACCTTCGATAGAGAACTTTCTTCTACAAATAGCGATAGATTCTCATTAAAAATATTAGGCTTTGGAACACCACTATTTACACCTTCTGTTATTGATAATAAACATACTTTACTAGCAGATAATTGGCTTGGATTAGTAAATACAATAACTGCACCAAGCGTTGATGCTGAAATGAAACAACTTAATTTAGCATTAGGCGGAACTAGAAACTTTGGTTTCCAATACAAAGGAGCAGAATCCTACGGAAGTGCATCTATTGATGTATCTCTCAATAATGGTTCTTGGTTGTATTATGCACTAGGAAGTAAAACATTTACTGCTACACAAGATAGTAGCAATACACTTGCTAATTCAGCAAGCAATGGTAGTGTATATTTCGACAATACAAACAAAACATTCCATAGAAGAGAAGAAGGAACAATAAGCCCACCAAAAACATTCGGTACGGCAGACTCTTCTTTACTAAAGTGGAATTCTGCTAAAGTAGATTATACATTTACAGAAGCAGAAGGAGCAACGCTACCATCTTTTGCATTAGAATTCACCAATGAAAAAGGAAATGTAACTGATGCAAATTATTTCCAAGATGCTAACGATGAAAGACTTTTCTCTCGTATATTTACAGGGTGTCAAGTAAATACATTTACAATGAACTTTGAAGAAGGTCAAGAATTAAAGGCTACTATTGATGCAGTAACTAGAAGAGGATATGATAGTAATGAAAACTATACTCCAAAGAGAAGAGTAAGAACTGCTTCTAGTTTATTCAACCATAACTTAAGTGCTGATAATCTACCATTTATGTTTTCAGATGGAACTGTTCAAGCATTCGGACAGAACCTTGCTAGAGTTAAAAGCGGTACTCTTACAATAAACAATAATATTACACCACAAAGATACATCGGTGATTATGATAGGTCTATTGTATCAGCACATCAACCTGCACAAAGAACATATGAAGTTAGTTTAAATCTTCAAGTTACTGATAGATTAATCTTTGATGAATTAAGAGGTGCTGATGAAGTTACGCTAGGAGATATAGTTCTAACATTTGACAAAAACTCTACTGCTGATACTGATAAGATTACAATTACCTTAAAAGATTACATAGTACAATCTGTTGATATTCCCTTCCCAGACGACAAAGGAATGATTGATGTGGCCGTGACTCTCTCGGCTCGCACCCTCCATGAATGTAAATATCATGGTAAATGGATTATTATCGGGTAAAACGATGTAAAGAACAATTCAAAGGGTTATATAACATTTCTAAGAAAGTCGAGGGCGAAAATCATGAAGCAATCTCCGAATATGTGGGTCTATTCCCGCATCAAGGGTATGGTTTCGGCCATATTAGGAGGTCTAAAAAGGAAGTAAAATCCTTTTATTGTAACATTCCACTAACAATCGTTTGTTTGTTAGTTTTATATTGTAGGTGGAAAAAAATGGAAAATGTAGTAAGTGATAAGAACAGACTGTTTACAACAGTAGAAACAAAATGTCATCATTTGAAGGTAGACGAAAATTCAAATGATATATTGAAGGTGTGGGTCAAAGAACCTACATGGCTTCAAGTAGAACAAGCGTTATCTGTGGTGATGAGCCTAGACGCTGATGAAGGAAGTATGGGTATAGACCTAAATAAAATGTATAGGTTTATGGTTGAAAACTTCGTAGAGAAAACAGAACCGTCATTAACAACGGTAGAACTTTTGAGATTATCTCCTTTTGTTGGAGCGCAATTGAAGAATGTACTACCTAATCCCTTTGACGACTTTTTAGGGGATGATACGGGAAACTGAAAGAGATTCGTAGAGGACTAAAAGGAGGAGAAGTAGAACCTGTTTTAGCCTCACGAATCCTTATTTATTCATATTCAAAAGTATTCAGTATAAGTCCAATGGAAGCATACAATACTCCGGCAGAAATAATATTAGAAATGATGAAAATACATTCAGAAGTAGAACAATTAAAAGCAGAAGAAATAGATAGACAAATGAGGAAGATGAAATAATGGCCGATAGAGATGCTGACGTTTTTACCAACGATTTGACTATTGCTATTAGCAGGTTGAATCAGGCCAATGAAGGTCTAATCAAAAGTTTTGGTGAAGCAGGTGAAGGTGGAAACAAACTTTGGAACGTTATCAGCAGATTCAGTTCGGGCAGTACATTTTGGAGATTACAAAATTATCTTCGTGGTGTATCAAATATTGTTCAAGCATATACTAATGCAAATGAAGAAAATCAAAAATCAATATTAAAGAACATGGAAGCAAACTTAGGGTTAGCAGACTCATTAGCAACATTGCAAAAACAAAGAGAAAAGATAACCGAGCAACCACTTTACAAATTATTTGTTCAAGATTTGGGTGACGAAAAATTAGCAAAAGAAACCGCAGAAAATTTCTTTGATACTCAAATTAAAGCAATAGAAAAAGTAGCAGCAAAAAGAGGTAAGCAATTTAGAAAAAAATTCTTTGGTAGAAGTGTAAGACAAAGATTTGATGATTTTATTGGCGACCAAAAAATGTTTGATGGTAGGTTTAATTACACAGGTAAGGCTCTACAATTTGTAGGTAAAGAAGCACTTACTCCTTTAAAAGAATTAGGCGGGCTTGGTAAAAAAGTAGGTGGAGGAATAATGACAGGTCTTTTTGGTAAAAGATACAAAGGCGGTCAATTCATGGAAGGAGGAGAACGAGCAAAAAAAGGCGGTCAAAGATTAGGTTTCCTTAAACAACAAAAGAAAAATGCCAAAGCATTAGGAAAAATACTTCCAATGGCAGGTAAATTCCTATATACAACTTTAGCAGCATTAGGTAAATTCCTAATATATGGATTGTTAGTTGTATTAGGTATCACACTTCTTGCTAACATTATCAAGAAAGGTTGGCCTTACTTAAGCAAACAATTTGGAAGTGCATTCAAATTTTTCAAAGCAGCCTTTATGAATATCATAGGAATAATAAGAGGAGTATTCAAACTATTCAATGCAATATTCAAAGGTGATGTATTAGGAGCATTGGAAATTTTCTTCAAGGATATTTTCCTAAATGTAGTCAAATTAATTGCTAATGTTTTAGCAGGTCTATTCAAAGTATTAGTTGGAGTAATCGGCGGATTACTAAGCGGGTTATATGAAAACACAATTGGTAGATTCTTCTCAACCGGAGGGGTATCTATGGGTGGCCCTGCAATCGTTGGAGAAAGAGGGCCAGAATTAGTTACCCTACCTAGAGGTGCAAAGATAAGTAATAACGCAAATAGCATGGGTACAAGAGCAGGTGGAAATAATATCCATGTTCATATAAACGGCCGTGTAGGTGCTTCTGATGCAGAAATTAGAGATATAGCAAACAAGGTAGCAAGAGAAATCAACATAAGAATGAATAGAACAGGAGCAAACAGAATAGGTGCATGATATGACTTACACAGGAGATTACGGAGATTATGGGTCAAACAGTTATTGTATGTTAGAGTTAGCAAGAAGAGGTTCTGGTGATACTACACCTTCTGATACCGAATCAGGATTGTTTCAAAATAGAATTGGTTTATTAGCAACTAACATTAGCATTTCAACAAACAAACAATCTCTTGCTTTCCCTGTTCCTTTCTCCGGTGTTATTTCCGGTGAATCTACTACACTAGCATTAGATATGGGTCTAGCAACTAAAACAATAACAATACAAGGAATACTCAAAGACCAAACTTTATTCAAAAGAAGTAAAGGTGGAACTCAAAAAGAAATCAAACTAACTGCATATGAATTGGCTCAACTACTGCATTCATATGTTGACTCTTCTTTCTTACACGAAGACCAGAATGTAAGTAAATTAATCATACTTATTCCAAGTCGGGCAGATACTAATTTTGATTATCGTACTAAAGTAGATGGTACTCAAGTAACTGCTAATACTGAATTAAAAGACTTACCATTGATACCATTCCACTACGGAAATAGAACATTCGATATGCCTACTTTAGACGGAACTAAAATTGATTGGGGAGCAACGGAGTTTCCTTCGGCATTAACTTCAATCAATCAGGAGATACCCGGATTGAGTGGTTTCATAAACGATTTCTCAACAGATATTGCGGGCGACCAAATACCCTCAATCACCTTTAGCCTAACATTTACAGTAGCGTCTACCGCTATGTCTGATTTCATTAATGCTAGTTTTTAGGTGAGTAAATGCCGGGTGTATATGTTGGAGATACCAAGTCGCTAGTATTCCCTATGCTATGCGATGGATATATCAAACAAGCATATTCAGACCAGAATCCGGCAGACCAAGACCTAGAGGTAAGAGGTGGTCTTTGGGGTCAAACCACACCATTTACAATTGAAGCCATAGTAACGCCATATGATGTAAATGGCTATGGAACTAAGACAGGAACAGGCGGAGGCATACTTGATTCACAGAAAACTAGCCCTAGTTTGAGTAATGCCGTTACTAGTAATTTAACACATTATCAATCAAATTATTACTTTGATAACAGAACCGCACAGAAAATGCACCTGTTTTATAATAAAAACTTTGAACTTTACTTAGAAAACACAACGATTTCTACAACGGGATTAAAAAATAAGACGTTTAATAGACCTGCTGAATATAGAATAGTAGCAAAAATACACCAAGAGAATACAACAAAGGTTACTGCTACATCAGACACAATCATCAAGGCAAACAATTTACTGCATGGATATTATGATACTGATGGCTACTATGACGGTGTTAATACTGAATTGACTAAGATATCCTCAACGGCATTAAATGTAACTCCAAGCAAAGAAATGACAATAGCGAACAACAATTTTACAGGAGAAACAAACGTTTCTTCCGCTTCTGGTGCAGGTAGTGTTACTTTTAGTGGTGCGCCTGAATCATATTATCCTGCTCAATCTGCAACTACTAATATTACATTTAGCGGTAACAACTTTAGTGTTGATACTGCACCTTCTGCAAACACCGCAGGTAGTATCAAATTTGATTCTAATCCAAATCATTCTACAACTAGTGATTTAACTACATATATCCAAATTGTTAGTGAAGATGGTAATACTACAACAAAATGGTTTCCTGTTGACGGTTCTCAATACAGTAATAATGTTGATTTATATGCTTTAGATAATGATTGGGGAGCAGGTGCTAGAGGCTTTATTGTAGGTGGAGATGCAGAAGCCACCGTTGGTAGATTTGCTTCTGCAATCAACGCTTGGAATAGTGGATGGGCAGGTAGCGTTACAGCAGGTCAAGCGGTAGGTGCAGCCTTTGGCGACCCTAATATTGAAATAACCTTCGTGGCTGCTATTGTAGGTACAACACCAAATAGAGTAGGTTCAGGTGGTAGTATAACCATTGGTTCTGGTTTATCTGGTATTGATAGAACACAGATATCAGGTGGAGTAGATGAAAGTGTTGTTACTAACAATTTCCTAACAATAAATACAGGTGGTGGAGATAAGAAATACCATCCTGTTCCTAGCGGTAGTGGTATTTCAAATGGCTCAATAACTAATAGAGGAGGAACTAACTTTATTGCTTTCCAAAAAGGAAGTACGCTCCCTAATACAATGATTGCATTAAGAAATGCCATTAATGACCCTACTAATGGAAATACACAAGTTACTGCGGTCACATTGAGTAATAATGGTGTCAAATTGACTGCTGATACTGGTGGGACTGGTGGTAACTCATTTACTGTTAGCAAAACAAATATGGCACATGCTACTGTATCAAATTTTTCAGGTGGAGAATCCGCTAGTGAGCCAACACAACATATACAACTTGTAGATAGTGATGGCACAACAACTAAGTTTTTGGCTGCTCATTCAACCAAATCAAGTAATGCTAATGGTTCTACTATAACTCTTAATAGCGTAGTTTACGTCATATACAGATTACCAACAATAGGCTCCAATAGGGCTAATTTTGCATCGGTAGTAAATGGCGTATCTGCTCTTGATATAACGGCAGTAAATGATGGTAGTGATGGACACAAAGTAAATCTAACACAGGGAACCGCAGGTTCTAGTGGTAATACAACAATTACTGAAAACGTAAGCAACGTAAACGCAGTTAACTTTACAGGTGGAGTAACTGCATCAAACCCAAATGTTTCAATTAATATTACAGACGCAGATGGAACTCTAATCAAATACAAGCCTTCTGTAAATGAATCTACTGGTTCAACTGATGGAACATACATTTTCTTTCAAAAAGGAGCAGATGTAAATGCTACGGCTACAAACTTAGCATCGGCAATAAATTCTGCTCATGGTGGAGATATAACTGCAACAACACCCGGTAATTCTAGTACGGTAAAGATAGTAATGGCTACTGCCGGAAATGCGTATGCTATTTCTGAAAACTCTTCAAGTGTAACATTAGCAGGGAATAATACTACCTTTGACACTAGCGGTAATCAAAATATTACATTAGGTAGTGGTGAGGCTAATTTAATAGGTGCAGGTGAAAAGATATATGATGCTACTGCTCAACTAATAGGCACTACTTCCGATGTAAGTGGTAATGTTTTAACATTAGATGCATCTCCTTTAGTACCAGTAACTACTACACTATACGCTTCTCAACCAAGAGAGGCATTGTATGTTGAATCAACATATAGGATATCTTGTTCTTACACTACTAATTCTTTGAAGATATACGTTAATGGAACAGAGGTTGCATCTCAAGATATAACAACGACAACACTACCAAATGGTTTCTTCTTTGACCCTAGTGATTGTAGAATAGGACAGGGATTAACAAGAGCAAGCGAAGGTTCTAGCACATATACTGAAGATAGGAAGAATCAATTCATGGGGGAGATATTTGAGATATGTATGCATTCAAGGACAGAACCAAGTCCAAGAAATAGCACTCTATCTGTTGGATTAAGTGATATCATATTCTATTACAGGTTTGGTGATGAGTGATGGCTGATAACTATACTTATGTCCTTAATCAAACTCGTACTCAAGCACTTACTCTAAACCATGATTATGCAGATAGAAACGATGCTTTTCCGGGTTTTGCATTTGCAGATACGTCAGTCAATCCTGTATTGAAGAATCCCGGTCTAAATACCAATGACCAAGATTCTGCTAACTTCTTTGAGATAAGAAATGCACCTACAAGCGTAAATTCTACTGATGAACCAATAATATCAGGCCATACTAAAACTAGGCTTGTTAACAGAATAATACCTTCTGCAAATAACCAGACGACCCTTGCTAACTATGCAACAAACAAGCAAGAAACTTCATCTTACAAGATAAGGATATATGATGAGAATGCATCTACTACTGGTCAATTATTAGCAGGTTCAACAGGGCCGGGTATGGACTTAGAAACAAAAGACTACTTCGTTTTAATTAATCCAGAAATAAGAGGAGATGATGGAGCAGTAGCAAATAGACCACACTTTGCTAAGATAAAGCGTTTGACTACTTATGATTACTATGGCGATGGTTTTGAGTTTGAGCCACGTTATCCAAAGTCTATACCTAAAGACACTAACTTTGAAATTTACGAAGGCCCGGCAAAAACAGATACTAGTGTAGTTGCAGTATCATATGGATTAAGGGGGAAGACAGACACTACTTCTGGTAGAACATTCCTATTCAATAAGTATGATGTTAGCAGTACAGTAAGTAGACCAACTTGGTATTTCTATGAGGATAGGCTACAACACAAAGACCAACTGGATTACAATACGAAGTATCAATTGACTACTTGTAGATGGTATAGCGATTGGGTTCAAAAGGGCAGAATAAGGTCAAACACTACAAATCAAGTTACTGCATATCAATCAACATATGTAGTAGCAGAACACAATACAAGTTTTACTGATGCAGATATTGGTAGAAGTATATACTTTGGAATCAACGCAGGTAATGTTCAATGGGTAGGTAATATAGCAGCATACAACAATGGAAATAATACTATTACACTAGACTATCCTAGACGACAATTAGACCCTTCAACTCAAGGTCTTGGAAGTGCAGACCTATTCTTTATCGGTAGAGATATCCAACAAACAATATTCCTAACGGAACAAGAATATGGAGTTAACATTACTGATTTAGGGCCAATAAAACACAACGCAGTTTTAGTAGACAATCAAAGAAGTAAAGATATTACAGAAGTAGGAACAGATAGTGCAACTGATTTTGATACTGCAAGCACATACACATTTACTCCTGATAGATGGGGATATGCATTTAGGAATTATAGTAGAAGTACAGAAGACAAAACTTCTGCACATTCAGATACATTCGCAACAGGAACATATAGATTCAATCATGGTAATTTTACAGGGCCAAGCAGATACCTATACTACAAGTCTTCTAACCTAAAGAACAACATAGTAGACCCTGTATTAGAAGCATCAGTTAATTTCCCTCGAAACAAAATGAGCCAGATAGCAAGAGCGAAAGTATTCGATATGTCAGGAATACAACATCTAAAACTCAAAGAAGACCATTCCTTTACAGTAAGAAACACATTACATTCGTCTGCTCTTAATACATACAAACTACCCTTTACTGTAACTAGCATAACAGGAAACAAAATTAGACTGAACGAAATCACAGAACTTTTTGATGTGAGAAATGATGATTTCCTAAAGGTAAATGATTTGATACGAGTAGCAAAAAATTACTATGTTATTTCAGCCTTTACTGCCCCTGCGGTTGTAGGTGGAGTTAGAGTACAGGATATAACTGTAAATAAGATAAAGACTGATAGTGAAGCGACATGGAATGACATATCATCAATGCCTTCATTCTCTAATGAAATAGCATATATTAGAGCATGGAATGGCTCTCTC